TACTACCAGTCGCACGGAAGATTATTCACCGCTCGCACGGAAGATTATGCTACAATAGGGGCATAGGGAACGATTTACCCCTGTAACGGACTTGCAGACTGACAGACAGTTAAGCCGATAACCCGTCACAATTACAGTAGATACGTCCCGATATACATTATTGGAAGCCAAGATACCACGGCCGGGATCGAAATCCTACCGTGACGTTTTAGTTTCAAAATGTGTCTTGACAAACATAACCAGGCGTGCTACACTAGAGGTAACATCAACTAATGAAAGAGAGAAATATGGCACCAGACTTTGAGAACTTCCGTCGCAGAGACCTAGAGCATACCTACCCGAACCTTGCCCGTAGCAGGGCTTTGGACAAGTGGGGCTGGGTCCCAGGCACGATTATCATAGTGTTAATCCTTGCCCTTATTTTTGGCTGGTAAGTTTCAAGCATGATATGCTAGAAGCATAACCAAAGGAGGAAAAAACTATGGCATTGGATTACAATCCAATCAGCTTCAAACAAATTGACCTACGCAAGTATCACGTCCGTGATCTTCAGGATGTTGTCAAGTTCTCAGAATTTGTCATCTCACGCCTAGAAGAGGTCCGTAACGTATGCCGTACCCAGAACAGCAAGATTAGCTCGCTTAGCAGCCTTCTAGAGGGCTACAAGAAGCAATCTCGTCAGGTTATTGCTGCCTACGGTAACCCTAGCGCACAGCCAGTGGAAGAGGTAAAGGTAGAGACCATCAAGCCTGCTGAGGCTACTAGTGTCGATGCAGAGCATAAGGAACTCCTTGATGACCTTCGTGCCACAGGTAATGACGCAGATGAGCGTCGCGTAGCTGAGCTTGAGGTTGGTGACCATGTCTATCGTGCCACTAACGGCAAGAAGCGTGTCATGTTCTACAAGGATGGCCGTCTCACTAAGGACGAGAACGTACCGGAAGAGACCCGCGAAGAGCTCTTGGCAATTCTAGGTAAAGCCACTGAGGAGTAATCCTCATGGCACAGCGTGTCACTAATAAGATAGAGGCCGTCTACGAGCACTGGGAGCCTCTGGATGACGAGCACTTTGCAGAGGCTATGACTGATTTTGACGCCTTCTGTAGGAACTCTCTTGTCCTAGACGCCAACGGTACCCCTGTAACCTTCATCATGAACAAGCCACAGAGGCTAGTTGCAGAGACCATCCTCAGAACGCTTGACCCTATGATGAAGAAACAGCCATGCCCATCCATCAAGATTCTCATCCACAAGTCACGTCAGATGGGTATCACGACGATCCTCCTAAAGCTTGAGCAGTACTTCATGACGAAGACTAAAAACCTCAACGCTCTCCACATCATGCCTACCGAGGAGGAATGTGACGAGCTTAAGGATAGGAAGCTCATCCCTCTCCTCCAGGGCACTCACCCTGACCTTATGGCCAACATGTTCTCTACTGCTAACTATGTCGACTTCAATGACTTCAACGGCGTAATCCTCAACAACCGTCTTAGATATATGCCCTCAGGTACCAGGGGTAGCGGCCATGGTCGTACCATCCACCTCCTAGTAGAGGATGAGTACGCCAAATACCCAGACGTCTTTACCCTGGAGTCTGGTATTCTCCCTGCCATGAAGGGTAATACTGCTCGCGTGGTACTATTTACGGCCAAGGGCATGAACCATGCCTATGACCTCAGTAAGGAGGCACAGCGCCCGGATAACTCCTGGGTCTATCTATTCCTGCCCTGGTATCTTATGGACGAGTACGAGCTCGATCCTAACTCCCCAGAGGCTCACAGACGCTTCCACGAGACCCTAGATAAGGACACTCCACTAGACAACTTCACTGACTATGACTACTTCATCTTCAGCGAGCTCAAGAAGGCAGGTATCCCAAAGAGCAAGTGGCTCCGTAAGGCAGCTTGGTATGACTTCATCTTCCGTGAGGATGCCAAGCGTGACTGGACCTACATGTTTGAGAACTACCCTACCATCGCTGACGAGTCATTCCGTGCTTCTGGCTCTCCAATCTTCGATGCCATCAAGGTCAACGAGTGGAGAAACAAGAAGTTCAAGACAATGGACGTCTTTACCAGCAATGGCCAGACCGAGTTCCGCTATGTCGATGACGGTGTTATCAGGGAATACGAGCCTCCTATGCAGGGACATACATATATTCTTGGCGTAGACCCTGCTGATGGTGAGGTCAAGGGCGATGACTCTGCTCTGGTAGTTTGGGATGTCATGCAGGACAAGATTAAGGCAGTCTGCGCCTACAACAATGTCATCTCTCAGAATGACTTTGCTGAGCTAGTGTCTCTCATTGGCATGCGCTACAACGAAGCTATGGTGGTACCAGAGCGTAACACTGGCCAGCTAATGATCAAGTGGCTGGTAGAAGTCTGCCAGTATACTAATATCTACGCCGACGTGGCCAAGATCAATGGCTACAACAACCTTGGTGTCTACACTACCCCAGGGGCCAAGAACGAGATGATTGCTCGCCTGAAGTACCTTATCGCTAATGGCTACTATGAAGACTTTGACCCTACCTTCTGCTTCCAGGCCAACTACTTCACCTTCGAGAAGACTCCTAGTGGAGCCTTGAGGGCAGCAGCTGCAGCAGGCCATCATGATGACGCCGTAATGTGCCGCTGCGTAGCTACTATGGCCTTGGATATGGACAGGTTCGGCACCTACAACTCACAAATATTACGGGAAGGAAAACGATTCTAATGAAAGATGAAATAATGACACTCGATAAAATGCTCTCTGAGGCCTCTAAAAGCGTCCCTACGGCCCGCAGCATGGATATCTATATGAATATGCTACGTGAGGCCATAACGTCGTCTGTAGCGGCTATGGAGAGCAACCAGGAGGCAACTGCTGCCATGTATATCGGTCAAGCCGATGCTGCCATGAAGCATATTGATGCCATCTGGAACATCATTATGCAACGTAATGGATAAAATTATTTTCAAAAATTAATTATTGTGTTCTACCTTGAGAGTAAGAGGGGATTGCCTCTCTATAGCAACTTATAAATAAGGAGAAAAATATGCCAAATAATGGCGAACCAGTTACTCCTGCAACGGCTACCGAGACCAACGCCACGGTATCGCAGCCAGCACAGGAACCAGTATCTGCAAACCCAGCGGTCGAGGTACCAGCAGAGGTACAGTCCTACCTTAAGGGTCTAGGTCTAGAAACTGCCCAGGTTACCCCGGAGTTTCTCAAACTTGCTGAAGCAGGTATGAAACAAAAAACCTCAGTAAGCAAGCTGTCTCTCGAGAAAGAGCAGTTACTTGCCCGTCTCGAAGGTCAGGGAGTTACCCAGACGCAGGAGACAGAAACTCAAGAACCAGAAGTTCAACAGCCGGCAGCTGATGAACCGAAGGCAACAGGAAGCATCTCGGACAACGATTTGTTCCGTCTCTCACGCACCATCGCGAACGACTTCCCAGAGTTGAGCGACTTGGCGCAAGATGGTTCACTATTTCGTGAGCTCCGCCAGCTAGGCTACTTTAAGGCTAGCGGCATCAATGAGCGCGAAACTTATAATTACCTTGCAGCGAAGAACGCCCAGCTTAAAGAACTCAGGGAGTTGCGAGAGTTCAAGGAACAACATTCTCGCCCAGACGCCTCCACTAGTCCAACTTATAACCCACGTCCAGGTTTGAACATGGACGGCGACATGAACGAGCAGCTTGCCCGTGCAATCGTGTATAGCCACGACACACAGAACAAGCGCTACACAGAAGCCGTTCACTTCTTACAGGACAGATTGGTCAAGTAGGACATTTTCTCTCCAGAGTTGTATTAATGCATTCATATAACTAATAGGAGAAATATTAAATGAATAACAGTGGTTCCACCCCTGGCGAACATGCGACCGCATACGGTCCATACACGCCAACGGGCCGCCCAGCCAACATTACCACGGGTAAGCTTGGCTACGAACAGAATCCATTTGACTATGCCTACACTGACCGCTCTGCGGCTCCAGCAACTGTAGGTCCAGATGGAATCTACGAATTCATGCGCCAGATTTGGACGCCTGAAATCCTCGAACATAAGTTTCAGCAAAACCTCTTACTCTCGGCATTCAACGCGCCGGTAGAAGATGGTTGGATGAACAACCTTGCAGTGTCTCACTCTGCACGTATCACCTTTAAGAAATGGATGAATCCACTCCAGCGCGTTCGTGTCGCTGAGCTCCACTACAAGGACGGTGTTGAATGTCCTAAGCAGTTGGCTCTCGACTGTACGATTCCAGCTGGTGGTCCGCTCGATGAGTACGAGCAGGTCGACGTAGACTTCCGCTTCGAATATTCTATTCGTGCTGACGTCTGTGTTAAGACTCGCCGTCTCACCCCAGGTGAGGTTGAAAGCAACTATGCTGAGTCTCTCCAGGGCGCTACCTATCGTCGCGCTCTCGATGCTTGGAATAGCCTTGCAGAACAGATCATCGAATCTGAGTCTCCAATCCTCATCGAAAGCATGGCAACCAAGATTGGTAGCCAGACCAACCACCTCGAAGCTGGCGCTGATGCTGACTTCTACACGACTGCATCTAACGTGTTTAACTACATGCGTCGTGCATTCGGTCCTCGCTTCAAGAGCGAC